TCGACTTCGCCCTGGTGCTGACGTGCGTGCTCCGCGCCTACCCGGTGCCGTGCGACCAGGCCCGGGTTGCAACGCTGAGCTTCGGCGGCAAGAATGTCCAGGAGATGGCCGGGTGGCTCGACAGTGGCATTGTTCGCCGCCTGACCCTCTTGTGCAGCGACTTCATGGCCAAGGCCAGCCCGAAGGAGTACGGCAGCGCCGTCGCCGAGTTGGTGGAGCGGCGCGGGCAGGTTGTGGGGTCCGCGAGATGTCATGCCAAGGTGGTTTGCCTGTCCTTCACCGACGGCCTGCGCCTGACTTTCGAGGGGTCGGCCAACCTCCGCACGAACCGGAACATGGAGAACCTGGCCGTGGTCAACGACCCCGGATTGCACGACTGGCACGCCGCATGGATCGACCAGAAGGTCCGCGAGCATGAAATCGACCAAGGCTGAAGTCCTGAAGCGGGTTGAGGAAGTTTTCAAGCTCCGGCTGGGCGGCGCCGAGTTCGCCGACATACGCGACTACGCGAGGGCGCCGGAACAGGCCTGGAACGTCTCCAACAGCCAGCTGTGGCGCTACATTCAGGCCGCGGACAGGCGGGTCAAGCAGCGCTTCGACGCCAGGGCCGAGCACCTGCTGGCCCGCCACCTGCTGCAACGGCGTCAGCTGTACGCCCACGCCATGGGGGCGGGCGACTTCCGCACCGCCCTGGCCGTGGTCCAGGACGAGGCCAAGCTCGAAGGGCTCTACCCCGCCGCGAAAACCGAACTGACCGGCAGGGACGGGGGTCCGCTCCAGTGGTCCCCCGCGCTCATGGAAATGAGCGACGACGAGCTGGCCGTACTGGCGCGGCTGGCCGAGCGGTCCCGGCAAGCCCCCAGTGAGAACGGGAGACAACGGACGTGATGGTACCGTCAGGCCCACAGTGGCCCTCACGGAGAAGTGAAGTCCCCAGCGACGACGGGAGACAACTGACGTGAAGCCTCCGACCGACGTGCCGCCGCTGGATGCCATCAACCGGGAACAGTGCCGGCGTAGCTTCGTGCATTTCGCGGACCAATTCTGTCAGGTTCTCTCAGAGACGGCCGGCCCGGCGGCCGACTGGATCCCCTTCCGGCTCTGGCCGGCCCAGCGCGACGTCGCCCAGCAGTTCCAGGAGCACCGGCTCCTCGTCATCCTCAAGGCCCGCCAGCTCGGCCTGACCTGGCTGGCCCTGGCCTACGCGCTGTGGCAAGCCCTATTTCACCCCGTCGCCACGGTGTTGCTGTTCTCGCGGCGCGACGACGAGGCTTCCGACCTGCTGGAGCGCCTCAAGGCCATGCACCGGCGGCTGCCGCCGTGGCTCCAGGCGCGCGGGGTCGTCACCGACAACGGCCACGAGTGGACCCTGTTCAACGGCTCCACGGTGCGCGCCTTCCCGACCACCGCCGGCGACAGCTATACGGCGACCTTGGCGATCGTGGACGAGGCCGACTTGGTTCCCGATCTCGACCGCCTGCTGCGCGCCGTCAAGCCGACCACCGACGCCGCCGGCCGGCTGCTGCTCATTTCCCGTTCGGACAAATCCAAACCGGAGAGCACCTTCAAGCGCGTTTACCGGGCGGCCAAGGCCGGCGAATCCGACTGGTTTCCCATCTTCCTGCCCTGGCACGCCCGCCCGGAGCGGAACGCCGCGTGGTACGAGGCGCAGCGGCGCGACGTGCTGGCCCGCACCGGCGCGACCGACGACCTCTTCGAGCAATATCCCGGCGTGGACGCCGAGGCGTTGGCGCCGCGGACCCTCGACAAGCGCCTTAACCCGGAGTGGATCACGAAGTGCTACCGGGCCGCGGCGCCGCTGTCTGGCCCGTTCCCACCGTACCAAAAGCCGCCGGCCATCCCCGGCCTGGCGGTGTACGCGCTGCCGGCTGCCGGCCGGCGCTACGTCGTGGGGGCGGACCCTGCCGAGGGCAACCCCACCTCCGACCCCAGCGCCCTGGAAGTCGTGGACGTCGGCACGGGGGAGGAAGTAGCGACGCTGGCCGGGCGCTACGAGCCGGCGACGTTCGCGGCCCACGTCGATGCCGTGGGGCGGTGGTACCATCACGCCGCCGCCATGGTCGAAAGGAACAACCACGGTCACGCGGTCCTGCTGTGGCTGCGTGACAACTCCGGGTTGACGCTCCTGGCTGGCCACGACGGCAACCCGGGTTGGCACACGACGACCAAGGGCAAGGCCCTGCTCTACGACACGGCGGCCGAGGCCCTGCGCGACGGGGAGGCGGTCCTGCACGGCCTGGAGACCTTCTCGCAGCTGGCCAGTATCGAGGGATCGACTCAGCGGGCGCCGCCGGGCCAGATGGACGACCGGGCGACGGCGTTCGTTCTGGCCCTGGCGGGGCGTGCGACGCTACTCCAATGGGGCCGGGCCGATGAGGACTCCTGGCCGTGCGTGTTGGTGCCCGGCAAGATCCCGTGGTGAACTGCGCCCCGCCGCTGAGCGCCCCTGCCCAGCCGAGGGAAAGTCCTATTCTCGACGAGGCCGAGCTGTTCCCCTTCGGCCGGCACGACGATCAAATCGACGCCGCCAGCCTGGCCCTGAGCAAGCTCGCCGCCTGGCCGGGCGCCCCGGCGTCGTTGCCGGAGCTGCTGGTCTGGGGCAAGCAGAACGACTTCGGCCCCGCAGTCTTCCCAGGCCGGCTCGGGGCACAAGGCTACGGCGGCGAGGTCGGCATGGGGAACGGGCGCCGCGATCCCTTTTGGTCGTGAGCGGCCCGGGAAACCCAAGGCCATTCCGCGGCGGAGGACTTCCGGGGCGGCGGGTTGCAGTGCTGCACGGCAAGAGGCCCCCGGCACGGTGCTGGGTACACATTGCGACCGTCCCGGGCGACCGGCAGCCGGAGGTGCGGCGGCACCGGCAGTTATCGCGGCAGTGCAAGTGCCGGCGGGTGCTTTGGTCGATGTGACTGGAGCAGCAAAACGCTTACCCGCAGTACAATACCTCCCTGCGATCAGGGGTAGTGGTTCAGGGCTTCGCCAATCCCAGCTATTACCCGCAATCGCTCATCGGGGCTGGGGTTGCAGGCGGTTTTTCGGTCGTGTTCTTGAAGTACCACCCGCGCCGGCACGAACCTCGGCGGAGTGCGGGCCGTCAAGGTATTGTGATAATAGGGGGAAGGGTGCGCCCATGAGCACTATTGAATCAATCTACCGTGACGTGAACTGGGTGCTGGCGATGTACGAGCAGTACCGGCCGTTGCTTGAGCACGCCCGGAAGGTGACCACAGAGATCGAGCGGTTTCGTTCAACGTTCGACTACGTCCAGAAGCTTTTTGACGACATCAAGCGGTTCCGACGCGACAACAAGATCATCGCTGACTTCTACCGCGACAGGGTTCGGAAGTACCTCGCAGCCCGTGGGTGGTACGTCGGCCCGTCGCTGACCGCGCGGAACATCGTAAAGCTGGCCACAGCGATCGACGAAGGGGGCCACGATGAAGCTATAGAGATCGCGATCGCCAACCACGTCCGGTCAAATCTTAGCGCCATTGAGGCCGGGGTGACGGCCCATTGGCCGCACCGCAAGCTCGTACTCGGGGACGCCTTCGAGGCACACATGAAGGGCTTGTACACCCTGAGCATCCCGGCATTCCTGGCCCAGGCGGACGGCATGGCGTTCGACATCCTGCAGGCGTTCATCTTCACCAACCACGCCGGGAACATCTCCGCCAAGGCGCAGTCGCTCATCGAGGTGAAGGAGCAGGTCCACGAGCTGATGTGCTCGTTCGTCGGCATCCTGCTCGAGGAGCACAGTATTCGGGTGAGCACACAAACGCGGGACCAGCGGAACCTCTCGGGTGCCCCCGTCTCGCCGCTGAACCGGCACGGCGTCATGCACGGGATCGACCTCGACTATTCCACCGAGGCGAACAGCCTGCGGGCCATTTCGCTCCTGAGTCTGCTGATGGACGTTCACAAGTTCAAGAACAAGCCCGAGGAAACGTGATCCTGCCAGGAGGTGGAAATGACGATTGCGATTTCACCGACGAGCGTTGAAGAGACCAATCTGCTGCTCCGAGCGATTTGGGCAGAACTGCGAAGCGAGTTCGGGGAATGCCTTTGGCAGTTCACGCCACATCGCGACGGCGAGAACAAGACCATCTGGTTCGGGTGGGCACAGCTGAACATCGGAGACACGGTCGGCTTCGGCGTAGTGTACGAGCGGAAAGGCATTGCCACGCACCTTCTCGTCCGCAGATGCCTCGATGGCCAGTTGCCGCGGATCGAGGCCTGCGTGCGTCGAGCCGAGTCGAGGCTGCCGGTGCCAGGTGAGTATGACACGCCATTCTTGATCCGGCTACACCCGGACTTGTGGGTCACGGAACATAAGGCGAAGTCGTTCGATATCTCGCCCCGCGCAGGCGGGCTGTTCAGTCTGACCCTGAAGGGCACGCCAGGGTTCGACGAACTCGACGCCGACGTCGAGGCGTTGAGGCGGCT